GATACAGGGTTATGCCCTTTTTGAGGTCGCTTGATGAAATCAGCTTCTAGTGCCTACGATCGACACAAGACCAGAGCGGCCACAGCCAAGCGCGACGTATCTGCCAACGCTCGCGACATCGGCGAGATGCCGCCGATCGCCGACGCCAAGCGTCGGGCCTCGTGCCGCCTCGACTTCCGGGCCTTCGCCGAAACGTACCTGGCCGAGCTGTTCCCCTTGGCCTGGTCGGCGGATCACCTGACGGCGATCGCCAAGATCGAAGGCGCGGTCCTGCGGGGCGAGCTCTTCGCCTTTGCCATGCCACGAGGCAGCGGCAAGACCACGCTATGCGAGGCCGCCTGTCTTTGGTCGATGCTCTACGGCCACCGGCAGTTTGTGGTGCTCGTGGGTGCGGACCAGACGATCGCCAGCGCGATGGCCGACAGCCTTAAGGCCCAGATCGAAAACAACGACCTGCTCTTGGAGGATTTTCCGGAGGTGGCCTTTCCGGTGCGGTCGCTCGACCGCATTGCCCAGCGGGCCAAGGGACAGACCTACCAGGGCGTGCCTACCGAGATGCAGTGGGCCGCCGACCAGGTAACGCTCCCGTGGATAAAGGGCAGCGTGTCGGCTGGTGCCTGTGTCCGGGTGGCGGGGATCACCGGCCGCATCCGCGGCCTGAAGTCTACCAGGCCCGACGGCTCGAGCATCCGGCCAAGCCTGGTGCTGATCGACGATCCGCAGACCGACGAGTCGGCGGCCAGCCCGTCGCAGTGCTCGACGCGCGAGAAGATTTTGTCCGGCGCCATCCTGGGCCTGGCCGGCCCCGCTGCCAAGATCGCCGGCCTCTGCACGATCACCGTGATCCGGCCTGACGATCTGGCCGACCGTCTGCTCGACCGCACGAGGCACCCGGCCTGGCAGGGCGAGCGGTCGCAGCTGGTCTACGAATGGCCCACTGCCGAGGATCTGTGGCTGGAGTACGGCGAGCTGCGGCGTAGCGGGCAGCGTAACGGCACAGGCACCGCGGAGGCCGACGCGTTCTACCTTGAGCGGCGAGAGGCGATGGACGCCGGCACCCGGGTCGCCTGGGCGGTGCGGCACAACGTCGACGAGCTGTCGGCGATCCAGCACGCGTGGAACCTGCGGATCGACCGCGGCGACGCCGCCTTCTTTGCCGAGTATCAAAACCAGCCGCTGTCGGATCACGTCGAGAGCGACAAGCTCGACAAGCGGGCGCTAGCCGGCCGTGTTACCAACGTGCCTCGTGGCACCGTGCCGGGCAACCATCACCGGCTGACCGGGTTTGTCGACGTCCAGGAGCGGGTGTTGTTTTGGCTGGTCATGTCGTGGTCGGAATCCTTTGGCGGCCACGTCGTGAGCTACGGCGTATACCCGGACCAAGGCGTATCGTTTTTCGAGGCCGGCAGTGCCAAGCGGACGCTGGCGGCGGCATCCGACGGCGCAGGGTTTGAGGCGAGCCTATCCGCTGGCCTCGAGCACGTAACGCAAACGCTGCTCTCGCGGGATTGGCCGCGCGAGGACGGGGCGGCGATGCGGGTCAGCCAGATGATGGTCGACGCCAACTGGGGCAAGTCGACCGCGACCGTGAGAACATTTTGCAAGCGGTCGCCCTACTCTGGCGTGATCCTTCCGAGCCACGGCCGCGGGATCGGTGCCTCGTCACCGGCGCTCAACGACCGGGGCAAGGCCCGCGGCGACCGGCTGGGCCTCAACTGGCGGATCAACCAGGTCCAGGGGCAACGGTCTGTTACCTACGACACGAACTACTGGAAAACGTTTTGCTCGTCACGATTACGTTTAGCCACGGGCGATCCGGAGGCGTTTGTGTTTTCGGCCGGCGAGCACGACCTGCTATTCGACCACCTGACAAACGAGTATCCGGTCCGCACCGAGTCGGCCCGAGGCCGCACGGTGGACGAGTGGAAGTTGAGCGGCACCCGGTTTGAGAATCACTGGTGGGACTGTATGGTCGGAAGTGCGGTGGCCGCGTCGATTTCGGGCGTGAGCCCGGCAGCCACCGAGACCGGCGGGCGGGCACGTCGCAAGGCGTCGCTGCCAGCCGGCCCGGATAGCCGGAAACAGATCACCATCAAGCGGATGGGCACGTGATCAGCCTCACGACCGTCGATGGTCTGACCCCGGCCGATTGCCTGGCGATCGGCCGGCGGCTCTGCCATCCCAACAGCGAGTTTCAGCTTGAGGTGCTGCGCCGCCTGTCGGGCGAGATGAGCAGCTCGACGCCGATCTGCCTGTGGCACGGCGGCGGGGCTTTGCTCGCCTGGGCGGCCTCGCACGAATGGCGAGGGATGCAGACCTTGGAGATGTTTACCGACGAGCGGCACCGCGGCCGCGGGATCGCCGTGGCATTGTCTGCGGCCATGTACGCCGCCGGAGTGCTCGAGCGGGATCTGCCCCTCGCGGTGTTCGCGCCGCTGACTGAGGAAATCGCCCGCCGGCTAGGGTTCGAGCACGTCCAACTGTTCTCGCACGATTGGAAGCCTGTCGCCTAGCCATACCCCCTGCGGGATTTCTGCGGTGTGGCCTACCGTCGCCGTATGAGCGACGAGATCCAAGACGCCATCGAATCGACGGCCAAGGGGCCGGCCCGTGTCCGCACCGACGCGGGCGAGGTCGAGGCCCAGGACATCTCGAAGCAGATCGAGGCCGACAAGTATCTGGCCGCCAAGGCTGCTGCCAACCGAGCTAGCCGTGGCCTCCGGTTCAACCAGATCGTTCCCGGCGGCTTTAACTGATGGCCTTCTTGGACCTGTTCCGAGGCAACACGAAGCCCCGCAAAGCGGAGGTTCCGGTCGCCCGTGCCAGGTTCGAGGCCGCCGAGCAGGGAGATGATTACAAGCATTGGGCCGGGGCCGATGCGTTCAGTGCCGACGCCGCCCTCTCGCCGGCCAAGCGGCGAACGATGCGAAACCGCGCCCGCCATGAGCGGGTGAACAATTCCTACCTGGCAGGGATCTCGGCCACCCTGGCCGGCGACCTGATCGGCACCGGCCCGCGTCTCCAGCTCGACATTGGCGAAGCGGAGGCGGCCCGCACCGTCGAGCGGGCCTGGTACGACTGGGGCACGCTGATCGATCTGCCGGCCAAGTTGAGGACCATGCGGGAAGCCCTCGTCGTTGACGGCGAAGCGTTCGGCATGATGGTGAATAACCCTCGCCTGCCCGGCGTGCAGCTCGACCTCCGGCTGATCGAGGCCGACATGGTGGCGACGCCCACCGAGCTGATGCGGCAGACGATCACGCCCGAGGGCAACACGGTCGACGGCTTGGAGTTCGACGAGGTCGGAAACGTCATCGCCTACCAGGTGTTGAACTTCCACCCGGGCTCTAACTTCCGCATCAACAACCTGATGTTCTCGCGGGTGCCGGCCGCCGCGATGGTGCATTGGTTCCGCAGAATTCGGCCCGGGCAGAATCGCGGGCTGCCCGAGGTGGCCCCGGCCCTGCGGCTGTTCGGGCAGTTGAGGCGTTACACCGAAGCGGTGATTGCCGCAGCCGAGACTGCCGCCGACTTTGCGGCGTTCATCCATAGCAACTCGCCGGCCGCGGAGGTCGACGAGGTCGACTCGTTCGCCGAGCTCGAGATCCGCAAACGGTCGCTCGTGACCCTGCCCGAGGGCTGGGACATCTCGCAGCTCAAGGCGGAGCAGCCGACCAGCACGTACAAGGATTTCAAGCGGGAGATCCTGAACGAGATTGCCCGGTGTATGCAGATCCCCTTTAACGTCGCGGCCCTCGACTCAAGCTCCTACAACTACGCCTCTGGCCGAATGGACCACCAGGTCTACGGGATGGTGCAGCGGGTCGACCGCGACCAGATCGAGCGGATCTGCCTCGACCGCGTGCTCTCGGCCTGGGTTAACGAAGCCAGCCTGGTCGGCATGATCCCCGACGGCCTGCCGCCGTTCTCCGAGTGGAACTGGGCCTGGGTCTGGGACGGCAAAGACCACGTCGACCCGGGCAAGGAAGCCAACGCGGCCGAGACCCGCCTACGGACGCTGACCACGAGCCTGGCGAGCGAGTACGCCCGGCAGGGCAAGAGATGGGACGTCGAGCTGCGGCAGATCGCGACCGAGCGGGCCTTGATGGCAGAGCTGGGCCTGAACGCCGCGCCAGCCGCCGACGGCCTCCCAGCCTTCCAAGAGGTCGACGAATGAACGTACGCGAAATCGAGGACTGGGAAGACGAAACGGAGTACGACGAGCACGTCGTGATCTACCTATCAGCAGCCTTTCTTTTTCTGGCGACGTCCAGTTTTTGCAGGCAGCCGACGGCGAAGCCGCCGCCGGCCCGCGGCAGTTCCGTATCGTCGCCTACACCGGCGCTCCCATCCGACAGGGGTGGAGCCGTGAGCCGGTGATCATCGACATGGCCGGTATGTCGCTGCCGGCCACTGTGCCGATCGTGCTGGGCCACGACTACGCCTTGGGTTCAATCCTGGGCCAGGGCCGGCCGAGCGTTCAGGGCGGCCAGCTGATCGTCGAAGGCGAGATCCTGGCCGACGGCGAGAACGCCCGGCAGGTGCTAGCTCTGGCCGAGCGTGGATATCAGTGGCAGGCGAGCGTCGGAGCCGACGTGGGCCGCCATCTCAAGTTCGCCGAAGACCAGGCGACAACCGTCAACGGCGCGACCGTCACCGGTCCTGTCCGAATCGTGAGGGCCTCGACACTGCGCGAGACCTCTTTCGTAACCCTGGGGGCCGATCGCAGTACGGCCGTCTCGATAGCCGCAGACGCGGCAGAGGAGATTCCTATGGCGGCTGACGCCACCACCAATGCCACGGACGAGGTCGTTGAGACTTTGACTGTGACGGCCACGGCGGAGGTCGCCGTGGAGCCTGTTTCTACCCCTGCCGTCGAGGCTAACACCAGCGTGCTGGTGGCGAAGCTCGAGGCCATGACCGAAAGGCTCGAAAAGATGGAGAAGCTCCAGAGCACCCGCGACGAGCGGCCGACGTCGGCCGCGATCCACGTGAGCCACCCGGCCCCGGCGACCGCCGAGGTGATCGAGGCTTCGTTTGCCCTCCAGGGCAATCTTCCCGGCGTTGAGAAGCGCTATGACGCCAAGGTGCTCGAGCTGGCCCACAAGGCCCGCCGCGAGATCAGCCTGTCGGAGGTGCTCGTCCAGGCCGCCCGTGCCAATGGGTACGACGGCCCGGCCCGGCTCAACGCGTCGACGATCCGGCCGGTGCTGGCAGCTGCGTGGGCCACCCACGACATCGCCAACATCCTGTCGGCCACGGTCAACAAGTTCCTGCTGGCCGGCTTCGACAGCGTCGAATCCGCCTGGAGGAGCCTGTCGGCCGTTCGCTCTGTGAACGACTTCAAGGCCGTGTCGAGCTACCGGCTCAACGGTGCTTTCACGTTCGACAAGGTGAGCAACGGCGGCGAGCTCCAGAACGCCAAGGCTACCGACGAGGTGCGGACGATCAGTGCCGACACCTACGGGATCATGACTTCGGTCACCCGGACGGACCTGATCAACGACGATCTTGGTGCCCTGACGGCCGTCCCGCAGCGGATCGGTCGTGGCGGTGCCTTGAAAATCAACGACGTGTTCTGGGCTTCGTTCCTCGACGATGCGGCCTTCTTCACGACTGCCAAGGGCAACAAGAAGACCGGCTCCACGGCGCTGGGCCTGGCCGGTCTCAAGGAATCGCTGGCTCTGTACCGCAAACTCAAGGATCCCGACGGCAAGCCCATGGCGATTCAGCCACGCGTTTTGCTCGTGCCGGTGGATCTTGAGATCACGGCGGCCGAGCTCATGAATTCGGTTCAGATCGCGTCGGGCAACACCAGCGGCCAGCCGTCCACGAATGTCTTCGCGGGCCGGTACGAGGTCGTGAGCTCGACGTATCTGACCGATGAGGCCGACTATTACCTCCTCGCGTCGCCGGCTGATATGCCGGTGATGGAGGTGGCTTTCTTGAACGGCGTTCAGTCGCCGATCGTGGAAACGGCCGAGGCCGACTTCCATACGCTTGGTGTGCAGATGCGCGGTTTCTTTGACTTTGGCGTTGCCAAGGCCGAGGACAAGGCCGGCGTCAAGATGGAAGTCTAGTAGTTCAACGGCCCGGCGGGCGGGGACATCCCCGCCCGCCAGGCACTCTTTGGTCCGAATCCACCCCTTACTTGAGGTTTTGAAAAATGGCTGACTACATCCAAAAGGGCGAAGTGCTCGACCAC